CAGGATGTTTACTTCCGTGGGTTTAAAGAGCGGTTTTGGGTTCAGACTAGTCAAATACCCCTCATTCACCGCCGTGTTGTTTTTTGGGCACAACTTGTTATGGAACAGGCCCGTGCCCTTGTTACTTTTCCGACTAATGCGCCCCCAACATATTATCGGCCTTTTACCGATATTAGGGGTGACACCACTCTTATGGAGTATCTATTTCAGGGAACTGCTGGTACCGATTGGGCGAATCAGTTTCCAATCTCCGCGAAGCTTGACCGCAGGCATACACGTGTCATTTCTGACACAACGAAGGTTACGAATCCTGGTAACGATACCGGCACTCAGAAATTATATAATACTTGGGTGGGAGTGAATCGAAGGATATCTTACGCCGATGAGGAATTTGGTGGTGGGGACACTAGTAATCCTTGGGCAGCACCGTCACCGTGGAGTCCTGGAAATTTGTACATCATGGATATATTTTCTCAGGGGTTTCAGGCCCCGCCTGAGGGTGAAGCAGCTACCTTTACTACACAGTCTACTGTGTATTGGCATGAAGCCTAGTGAAGATAGGCTTGTCTACGTACACGAATTTGCAATTTCCTTCCAACCAGTCTCTGTCTGCACCTTTCTCGTCCCTGGGGTCGGTGTTGCTGCAATATACTGAGAATTTTCCGAACTTGATGTTTTGTTTTTTTCTGTATTTGTCTGTGGACGTGAATTCTTTTTGTCCACCTAGCCATTGTTTGTATGAATGGAAGAACTCCATTCCCCCGTGTAGGTCATCGAATACGGCGTATTCGGCAGTTTTGTCGTACTGGTCTAGGTTGAATAGACCGCCGAAGTAGGAATGTTTACCGAAGCACCTGGCTAACAGGGTCTTCCCCATCCTTGTCGGACCCCAAAGTACAAGTGATTTCTTTCTGGTAAGTATTAGTATGTCGATCAAGTTAATGCCCGCCGACGACATGTCTATGTCGGCGGGCCGTATGATGTCACCGGTAAGCTTAGCGCAGCGTCTAGGATGATTTTTGTCTGCTCCGCCCAAATTGTGTGAGGATTCACTCACCGTCCTGGGTCTGCTCTCCCTCGTAGTGTCGCCTCGTACCATTCATTGAGTTCCTCTCCGATCCAGTCATCTCTCTCAGCGTAGACGACCGGCGATTCGTATTCCTGTTGTTCCTCTCGGTATGCCCAGTCTGCGTATTTCTCGATGCTTGGGAAAGAGCAAACGAGAGCTCTAGGATCCAGCGTGCTGATTTTCTCAAAAAAAGTTGCTTTGTCTGGTGAAGCGATGATGTCAGCCCAATGAGTTGATGAAGATGTTCCAGGCCCGTCAATATCGTTGTCCTCGAGATTGTTGTAGATGATGTCACCATCCTTCTGCACGTATTCGTATGCTCTTCTAGGAGTCCATCGTATTGGTTGGATATTGGGGTGAGTTCCTCCGACATCAAAGCGATGCGCGTCCCGAGTGTGGTAGGCACTATCGAATACCAGGAGAGCATGGTAATGTACTCCGCCATTGCGGTGCAATTCTCTGCAAATGCATCCTCTTGCGCCAAGTCTACCAATGAGCCGTACAAGTTCTTGATGATCGAAATTTGATTCCACCTGAGAGTAGGTGAGGAGGATTCGTTTGGCGCGGACCCGGAACTCGGCGGAGTTTCCATGTTGAGAACTGGCCATGAGACAAAGTAAGATTCTGTCTCTATGGCCATGTGGCCTTGTGGCCAAGTATATATACTTAATGGCCCGGCCCGACCTCCGCGTATTTTCTGTCACTGCTGCCTAATGTCACGACATGGCATACGCAAGAAGGCGGGGTCTCAGGACCTACGTGCGGCGTTCTTACGCGACGAGAGGTCGGTACAGGCGGTCTTCGAGGAACTTTCGATCGAGTCGCAGGGGTTTCGGCAAGGTCAATCTCAGGCAGAAGCGCCTTCCAAGACGACAGGCAAGGAAGCGTTACATTCGGAATGTTGCGTCGAAGAAAAAGTGGGACACCATGCGAAGTGTTCAAGCGGTGCAACTTGCGGACACTGATCCACAAATCGTATTGGATGATGGACCCTTGCAAGTGTTTTTGTTTTGTCCCAATTACCGGAATTTGGACAGGGATATCTCCAACGATCATACTCGAAATGCCCAGGATGTTTACTTCCGTGGGTTTAAAGAGCGGTTTTGGGTTCAGACTAGTCAAATACCCCTCATTCACCGCCGTGTTGTTTTTTGGGCACAACTTGTTATGGAACAGGCCCGTGCCCTTGTTACTTTTCCGACTAATGCGCCC